GGCGCCGCCCTTGCCGTCGGACGAGACGCGCGCGAGCGGGGTCGCCGCCGCGCTGTCCACCGTGATGTCCATCGAGGAGAGGATGACGCCCGGCACCGCGAGCCGGTACCCGGCGCCGCCGATCCACCTCTTCAGGTAGACCGACGCGAGCGAGGTGTTGAGCAGCTTGTACGTGGTGCCGACCTTGACGGTGCGCGAGATGGCCGGGTCCGTCGTGAAGCCGCGGTCCACCGTCACCACGTCCCCGACGAGGTTGACGACCTGCCGCACCTCGTAGCCGACCGCCGCGCTGACATCCACGGCCAGCATGTCGCCGATCACCAGACCGGACGCTGCGCCGCCTCCCGCCGTCAGATTGAGCGTCACGCCCGTCGAGCCGGCCGCGGTCGTCGTGTGCGCGGTCGCCTTGTGCTCGGCTCCCATGACCGCCTTGAACGCGACCTGCAGGTCGGGCTCGGTCGGGGTCGTCCCGTTCCCGGAGGGGATCAGGTCGGCGACGATCTTGACCGTCGAGGACTCGCGGCCCTTCTGCGTCGTGATGACCGAGGCCTGCGCGTAGTCGCGGTCCTCGTCGCGGTCGGAGCGAGCGATGGTCCTCTTGATCGCCTCGATGCCGGTCTGGTGCTTGAAGGAGTCGCCGGCCGCGGCGGCGCCCGGGTCGGTGCCGTAGGTCGCCTCGACCTGCAGCGACATCTCGTGTTCGCGCTCGAGGAAACGGGTGATGGCCATCGGCTACTCCTTCTCGATCAGCGGGGACTTCTTCTTGGCGGGCGGCGCCTCGTCCGGCTCCACCCTCAGCCCTTCGGCGCGGGCCAGTTCTGCGGCGACAGACGCCGGGACCAGGCACGGCACCTCGTTCGTCGCCATGCCGAAGGGCGGTATCCAGACCTCGGCGCCCGGCACCGTCGCGTAGACCTTCATTGCCCCTCCTTCTTGCCGAGCGCACGCGCGGCGACCTTCAGCCGATGCTGGTCCTCCAGCGAGTACGGCAGCGGCGCGAGCGCAACAGCGACGGCCTGTTCTACGTCGGCCATCCTTCTCTCCAGCTTCGCGACCTTCTCCTCGGTAGTCATCGGCCGTCCTGCGGGTGCTGGTAGCGCACCACGATCCGCAGCTCGACCACCACCCACGACGAGACGGCCCAGTCGAAGTCGGTCCGCCACGACTCGCACATCGCGTCGATCACGATGCTCGGCTGCCCCAGCCGCACGTCCGCCCAGATCTTCTGCACCACGTCGGCTTCCATGTCGGCCGCGATCTGTTCGCGGACCGGCACTTCGGCGAGGACCGGGTTGTCGGTGGGCTCCGTGAAGCGGTGGCAGCAGAGGATGCGGAACTCCTGCCGGCGATCCAGGCGGTATCCGTCGTAGGGCGCCGTGACCTTCGCCCCGGGCCTGATCAGGTAGATCGTCTCGAGGGAGGGGTCGAGCGCCCCCTCGTCGGGCCAGAACATCGCCCGCTTGACCACGCTCGGGGTGTAGACGTAGCCCCCGGTGCCGCCCACAATCGCGGCGAGCGTGGTCCGGAGCGCCTCCGAGACGGTGTCGTGGCTAGAAGCCATGACGCCTCAGCATCTCGCCGATGGCCCCGTCCACGTCGGAGAAGATCGCGGCCTCGCCCTCGTCCAGCCCCCGTTGCCCGAAGCCGTGAGCGCGGAGCGTCATGCCCGGATGCGGCATCTTGCGCCCCGAGTGGCCAAAGGCGTTCTTGATCGTGTGCGCCTTGATCGGGCCGCCCCGCTCGAGGAGCGCCGGGATGCCGCGCAGCTTGAGCGTCGTGGTGCCGGCGTGGCTCCCGATGTTCAGCTTGCCCTGGACGACGAGGCCCTGAGAGGTGAGGCCCGACTGGTCCTTGCCCCAGATGGCGCTACCGATTCCGCTTTCGGTCGCCACCATGTTCTTGACGGGGTCCACCACGTACCGCCAGACGCCGCGCCGGGCCGTCCTGATCATGGTGGGGACGATGCGGCGCCGCACCGAGCCGAGCGCCCCCTTCAGGGTATCGAGATGCTCCACGCTGAGCGTGACCGTCAGGCCGGCGCTCACGTGTCCCGCTCCCCGGTCTCGTAGAACGAGTGGCGCCGCTCCCCGTAGAGGGTCGCCTTCATCGCGTCCGTGAGTTGAGGCGAGGCGAAGCGCGTGTAGTTCCCCAGCCCGTCGGACTGCCCGCTGACGCCGTACTGGCCGCGCTTGTGCTGGTCCCACAGCACGGAGGCGTATTCGAGAGCGACGCGCCGGATGCGGTCCGGCACGGTCGCGAGCGTGTAGCCGGCCGTGTAGACGACCTTGATCGCCCGGTGCCCGACGTACCAGGACCACGGGAGCCCGGCGCCGCCGTTGAGTCGCCGGATCAGGCTGCGGGGCTTCGCGCCCTTCACCAGCTCGTAGGCGGTCCCTAGGGTGAGCAGGGCCGCCGCCCCGTAGGCGCGAGGAGTCGCCACGTCCTCGTGAATCGTCGTCACGGTGAGGATCGGGTACTCCAGCGTCAGCAGCTCGGACGTGTCGATCGCCACGCCCGCCGCCGCCATCGTGTGGTACTCCGTGAGGCTCCCGCGCGAGACGATCTGCCGCCCCACGTAGTCCTCGATCTCGTCGGTGACGCCGTTGAGGATCGACTCCAGGGCGCCGTCCTTCGAAGCCCCGGAGACGGACAGGGCCTCCTTGATCTCCTCGAGCGAGACGAGCGAGTAGGCCGAGAGAGACACCTGCGCTTACCGCCGCGAGCGCGAGGGCGGCTCCTTCTCGGGGGCCTCCGCGACGGCCTCGGGCTCCACCGCGATGACCGCGGCCGCGACGGCCTCCGCGTAGCCGGTCGCGATGTTGACCTCGGCTTCGGTCTGGCTCATCTCGACGACCTGGCCCCGCGCGTTTCCGCTCAGGATTCGGACCTTCATCGGTGCGCTCCTTCCACGTTCACGGACGTTGACCCGCGCGGGAGGTGAAGCCCGCGCGGGTCAGGGGGCCGATCAGTCGGTGATCACGCTCTCGGACGTGGTGCCCTTGTGCTTCGGGATCCAGTAGAGCGTCGCCGCGGTGATGTTCGCCGCGTTGCTGGCACCCGTCGAGATGGCGACGCAGTCGTAGACGCCGGTCGCGTGCTCGGGGGTGAGCGTCTTGTTGATGTCGATCTCGAAGCGGATGATCTTGTTGGCGACCCCGGCGTCCGTGGTGTAGGTCGTCGCCTCGGTCTCGGCCGTCCAGTTGACGGTCGTGGCGGTGAGCTTCCTCCAGATGCGAGTCGCCCGGCAGGCGATCGGCGACGTGCCGGCCACCGCGAGGGCCTGCATCGGGCTGAGCAGGATGGTGGCCGCGTTGCCCTGGGTCACGTAGACGTCGATCCAGGCCCGGACGGCGCCCTTCAGGTTGTAGTACGACGAGGTGCGTCCCCCGGCGTCCGCGGCGGGGTAGAGCAGCGGCTGTGCGCTGACTTCTTCGGGGCTGACGTTGTTCATCTTTCTCTTCCTCTCTGATCTCGGGCGCCTTACGAGCGCACGTCCAGCGAGATGAACGGGCTCTGCGTGTTCGAGCCCTTGTAGGGCGTCAGCGAGGTCTTCCACGCGGGCGCGCCGTTGATCCGGTAGGTGAAGCGGAACGTGTTCTCCCCGTAGAGGAAGCGCACATGGATGCTCTCGGCCGTCTCCATCGCTCCCTTGCGGATCAGGAGGTACTCGGAGAAGTCGGCGAGGAAGATGTCCCCCTTGGTGCCGAGCGTCTCGCACTGCTCGATCGGCACGACGTCGAGGTTCATCAGCCTGTCGTACGGGGCCGCCGAGAGCCCGCCCGCGGGCATGTACAGCGGAGCGCCGCCGACGTTCTCGGTCCCGGCGACGTTCTTCACCTTGACGACCATCTGCGGGAGCTGCTGTTCGACGTCCTGGTTGATGAACCAGGCCGCGCGGGGTCGGCTTCGAGGACGCAGGCGAGCGCGCATCTTGATGACGTTCTCCGCCACGAGGGTGGCGGCCACCTGGCTCGTCTCCTTCGCCACCGACACCAGCGCCCCGGAGTTGAGGATGCCGAGGCACTGCCCGGCCCCCGAACCACGGATGATCTCGTCGTCCACACGGAACGAGAACTCGGAGGAGAACGCCTTCTGGATGATCTGCCCGAGGCTGGTCGCGTCACGCAGGGCGCGGTCGGTCGCGTAGCAGATTCCCATGAGGTCCTCGAGCCGGATCTCGAGCATGCCGAGCCGCGGCTTCGAGGCGGTGACGGTGTCTGCCTCGGCGCGGCGGTAAACCTGGACGCCGCCCCAGCGGGAGCCGGTGACGCGGGAGGTCTCGTCCACGTAGGGCAACTCGATCCCGTCCGAGCTCTCGCCGACGTCGATCGTGGTACAGCGATTGGCGAGGACGGATTCGTCCATCGCCTTGTCGAGCAGCGCCGTCGAGAAGTCGGTCCGGACGAGGAATCCGCCCTCGCTGCCGACCGACGTGTTCAGGCCGGAAGCGCCGGCCATCGGTCCCATGGGCATCATGGCGAGCCGCGGGTCGGCTGCGGCACCCTTGGCGCAGGTGGCCACGGCCTGCAGGAACGTCCCGAACGCCGCCGCGAGGCCCTTGTCCGTGGAGCAGTCGCCCCAGGGGTTCTTGGCGCCGCCGAGACGGGCGCCCATCGACGCCTTGACGCCGGGCTGCGGGTCGCCGTCGGGCCGGCGCACGGCCGGCGCGCTGTCCCGGTTCCAGGCCAGCGTCTGCTCCTCGAGCTTGATCGTCGCCTCGATCTGCTCGAGCTCCGACGTGAGGGTCGCGGCCTTCTCGCGCTCGTCCTCGGTGAGCGGGCGCTTGTCCTTGCCGGCGGCGGTCAGGATCTGCTTGATCTCGCCTCGCCGGTCCTCCCGGTCGCACTCCAATTCCTTCAGTCGTTCCATCGCAGCTCCTGAGAGTGCCGGCCAGAAAGCGAAAGCGCCCCTGCCGACACCTGAAAAACGTCCAGATGCCGAAACAGCAGGGGCGCCAGTGGCGCGGTGCTGCGATGGCCCGACCGGAGAGGCCCTTGCGGGCTGAGGCGGCCGGAACCCTTCTACTTCTCGGTCAGTGTATCACGGACGTCAAGTCCTACGGCCAGGTCGGGAAAGCGTCAGTCGTCAAGGTGACGTTCGTATTCGCCGAGTAGACCACCTTGAGAAACCGCCACGGGTTCGCGGGCATCAGGATGTAGTTGTTCGTGGTCGCCGTCGTGATCGTGATGGCCGCCACTGTCCACGTGGTCGGAGTCGCCATGAGCGAGTACGGGACGTTGTAGAAGATGCTCCCGTCCATCGAGCCTTGGATGTTCACCGTGACCGTCGGCGTAGCGCCGATCGTGGACGTGACACGGAGCAGGACCGGCCCGCCGAGCGTGTAGCCGCGGTCCATCGTGTTCGTCGAGTCCGCGCTACCCGTCTGCGTGGTGGACAGGTTGACGCCGGCCGCGACGAGCGGCACCGCCGAGATCACGGCCGCCCATGCGGGCGACCCAAGAGCCAGCACGAGGGCCAGCACGGCGCAGATTCGTTTCATCGAACTCCTCCAAGGCCCGCCACCGCGGCGCGGGCGGCCAGTTCCACCGGATCTTCCATCATGGGCGCCGTTGGCACCGTCTCGGCGCGCGGGCGCCCGGCTCCGGACGGGGCGGCGAGCTGCGCCGCCCGCTTGATCGCCTGGTCGAACGTCCCGACGTAGTCCGCCATCCTGACAGCGACCGCTTCAGCCGCGCCGAGCATCCGGCCCCCGCCGAAGTTGGCCTCGACGTGCTTCTCCGACACCCCGCGGCCCTTCGCGAGATCGCGCAGGAACATCCCCATGTACTCGTCCACGCGGTCCTGCGCGTGCGCCCGCGCCTCGCCCGTGAGCGGCCCGGCCGGGTTGCCCTCGATCTTGAACGGGCTCTTCGAGGCCACGACGAAGTCCCAGGACTCACCCATCTGGTCGATCGCCTTCGAGGCGTCGATGTGGAGCGAGTAGACCCCGACGCTTCCCACGAGGCCGCTGGGCGTCACCCAGATCTCCCGCGCCGCGCTGGCCAGGTAGAGCGCAGCCGAGGCCGCCACGCTGTTCGCGTGCGCCACCACGGGCTTTATGCGGGCCGACTCGCGGATCGAGGCCCACGCCTCCGGCACCCCGAAGACCTCCCCGCCCGGCGAGTCCACCTCCAGCACGATCCCGTCCACGGAGGGCTCGAGGGCGGCGGCCCGGACCTCGGCGGCGATGTCCGCGGTGGAGCGCGTCTCCGCGCTGCCGATCGCCTGTGTCCGCTGCGTCAGGGTGCCGATCACGGGGATCACCGCGACCGTCGAGCCGCCGGCCGGTCGCCCGGGGGACCCCCCCGCCATCCGGCTGTCGCGCGCGTGGATCTCCTCCTTGAGCTCGGCGAGATGGCGCAGCCCCGCGATGCCCTCCTTCGCGAGCATCCCGCGGACGTGGTACGCGATCTCCGCGCGGATCGCCCAGGGACGCCCCGCCACGGCGTGAATCAGGCTCAGCATGTTGCGCCTCCGTTCAGGGCGAGGGCGACCAGCGCCTCGCCGTCCTGCGTGTAGCAGCCGATCCCGCCACCACTCACCATGCCGCGCCGGGTCTCGCACCAGCCCTTCGCGGCCGTCTTGTCGCACGCCATGGCGGTCGCCACGCGGCCGGCGAAGTGCCCATAGAAGCGCGCTGTCGCCGCCCGGAAGGCGTCGGCGTCTCTCGCGTGCTGCTTCGCCAGCCGCGCGAGGGCCTGCCCCTCCTCCTCGAGCAGCTCGACGGCCCGCGCCTGGGCGAGCCCGCGCGCGGTAGCGAGCGCCTGCGCGGCGCTGTCCTCGGCGTCGTCCTCGTCCGGCTCGTCCGGGGGCTCCTCGGGCGTCGGAACCGTCTGCACTCCGGGTGCCGCCGGTTCCTTCGCGACGTCCACGTACTCATCCCCGCCCTCGCGCGGGTTACGCTCCAGCAGCTCCCGGCACTCGTTGGGGTTCAGCACGCCCTTGTCGATCAGCACGGCGAACACGTCCGCCTGGGCCTTGGCGTCCATCCGCAGGATCGCCGTCGCGTTGACCCGCGGGTAGTACCGCTCCGGCTGGACGACGAGCGTGAAGAGGATCGCCTGCTCGATCAGCGTGATCCACGGCTGCAGCGAGTAGATCAGGAATCCGAGCCCCTGCTGCTCGATGCCGGTCCCCCACGACGTGCTGCGCTCGACGTCCCCGACCATGTGGGGCGGGAGGCCGAACCAACGCGCGATATCGGACACGGAGAACTTCCGCGACTCCAGGAACTGCGCGTCCCGAAGCGTCATCGAGAGCGGCTGGAACTTCATCCCCTCCCACAGCACGGGAATCTTCCCGGTCCCGGCCTCGCCCCCGTAAACGCGCCCGAAGGACTCGCTCATCTGCTGCGCCGTCTCCGGCTTGAGCGTCTTCTCGTGCTGCAGGACGCCCGTCGGCTTCACGCCGGTCGCGAAGAACCGGGCGGCGTGGCGCTCGCCGGCCAGCGCGAGCCCGATCGAGTCGTTCGCCGCGTCGAGCATCGAGAGGCCTCTCAGCCCGTCGTGGCTCAGGCCCTTCAGGTGCCAGATGTCCTGACCGGCGATCAGCTTCACCGGCGGCCCGCTCGGCCGCGCGTACTCGTAGCGCAGCGACCCGTCAGCCAGCTCCTCGGGACCCTTCACGCGGTCCGGGTCGAGCGGCACGAGGCCCCCCACCCACCCGCGCCCAGTCGGCCCCGGGACGATCTGCACGAAGGCGTTCTGCCGCAGCACCAGGTGGTAGCAGACCTGCCGCCAGAACTCGAAGGCGTTCTGCCGGCGGTTCGGGCGAAAGCTGATGATCGGGTCGAGCGGATGCTCCGGCGCCGGTCGGCGGCCCGCCTCGAGCTTCTCGTACATGCCCTTCGGGAACATCGCGAGCACGTTGGCCAGGATCGAGACGCAGCGGTAGACCGCGCTCGTCTTCATGGCCGAGTCGGCCGACACGCGCTGGCCGGCCCGCGACAGCA